GAGACTCCCACTCAATGTTATCCGATTCATACTGCACTTCATTGAACATCTTTTGCAGAATCAGATTAGGCGGGGTCATGTACTTGGTAACGAGCTTGTTTAATACTGTCAGCCGTAAGGCTGGTATCTCGCTAATACTAATAGGCATAATTCTTTCACCTCCTTTCCTTTCTTACATGACCAGATATGGCCCGTTCTCAACAGAACCCGAAAGGTCTGTCAGAACATCAGCGTTATAGTTATAGAGCGAATCCGTGTAGAGCATGGCGTTCTTAATGACTAAGACACCCTGTCCACCCTTTGCATTCTCGCCTATTCCGGTATCCACAGCGGCCTTCAAGATCCCAACGCCCTTAACAAACGGGGTTGCCGCAGCACTCTGGATGGTAATCAGGCCACCTTTTGCCATAGTCTCAGACACAAAAGCGTTTGTTACCGTAATTACCCCCAAGTGGGTGTAAGTAGTTCGGTCAATGGCCGTAATTGCACCAAGATCCGTTGGACTGAGATCGCTGTCACCGGCAACCAAATGATCGCCCACTACAAACTTGTAGCTGTCATCTAAGGTGACATAACCTGTGGTTCCAGTACTCGGATCAGAGGTCAAAAGGGCAGCACCAAACAAATCAGCAATGCCAGCCGCTACGTTCCCAACCGCATCGATGCCAGTGTACGGCACATACTGATCTACACGGTCTGTGGATTCAGTGATAATTGCCATAACAGCGCCAGCCTTAACCACTCCATACCCGGCGGGTATAGTAATTATCTTGGACAGGGCCTGGGCAGGATCACTGTAAAAAAGCCTTTTCAGGTCCTCCTGTGTTCCCCTGTAAACATATGGTGTATCTCCTAACATATTACTTCACCTCCTTTTTACCGCCCGAAAGGGCAAACATTTCGTCTGCCAAGTCTTCATCGGCCTGGTCTTCTTTCTTCAATTTGGCGTTCTCGCCCTCAACATCCTTGACTGAAACACCGAAACCAGACGTTTCTGAAGTTATGCCCCTGGATTCCCAATCTTCGATCTCGGCATCGACCGCCTTCCCGAAAGCCTCGGTATCAAGCTGGTCATCTTTGATAAAATCTTCATGACTGACTTGATTCCTCACCTTGTCGTTTAGTCGATCCGGAATTGTGCTTTCGCTCAATTTCTCGTTCCAGATCTCTTTGGCATCAGACTTCAGCTCCTTTTCCGTGCGGATAGCCTCAGACTTCTGAAGCGCGGCAATCTCTTTCTTTGATTCCTTACGCTCATCGCTACGACCATCTCGCTCCTGGGCCAGCTTGTCCTCAAGGTCCGTTTTTTCCTTATCGAACTTATCGGAAAGCTCTTTGGTTACGTCATCAGTGGTTTTTGTCACGATTTCGGCCAAAAGCTCAGGGTGTTCCTTGCTTAACTGCTCAAAGTTCATGTCCTTCACCTCCTCGTTAAATTGTTTATCGGCTTGGTCGCTCCGAGCGTTGTGTATGGTTTCAATTGTTTCTTTGCCGGCAATTCCCACAACTAAAGCAAATGGTCTAACCTCGTCTGCGAAACCAATGGAAACTGCCTTCTTTCCCGTAAATAGTCCTGCCTCGGTCGCCTTCACCTGAGACACCTTCATGCCCCTGTTCCTGGCAACCGTTTGTGTGAATAATTCGTAATGTTCTGCTACTTCATCTTGCAAAATTCCCTTGGCTTCGCTTGATAGCGGCTGATGTGGATTCAAATCAGTCTTGCGAGCCCCCGCATAAACAGGAGTGAATTTAACTCCTAATTTCTCGTCATACTTGCTCTGATCCATGTGGACGGCAATGACGCCCACTGAACCGACACCAGCGGTCCTTGATAGAAAAATCCTATCCGTGGCAGAGGCAATAGCATAGGCGGCCGAGAACGCTGATTCGTTTGCCATGGCATAGATAGGTTTCTCACCTCTTGCATTATAAATCTCGTCAACAAGATCCATTAACCCACGTGCTTCGCCACCGGGACTATCGATGTCAAAAACGATTGATTCGCTGTCCGATTCCAGTGCAGCGTTAAAATCATTCCGGATATCATCGTAAGACGTGAGGCCAGACAAAGTATTCAACCCATGGGTGCGGTAAACAAGAGAACCATGCACAGGTATAACGCTGACATTTGACGGAGATCCAACATCCTTTCTCTCGGCAACTTGAAATTCAGTTGTTATAAGATCAATATTATCAGAGACACCGATTCGGTTTCCAATTACCGAAAGAATCACATCCAATTTGTCCGGTAGGATCATCAACGGGGTGTTTATCACCTTGCTCGCCAATCGGGTCAATATTGCCTTTTCCACGGATCTTTCTCCTAAATAGGGTTTCGGTTAATTCCGGTAAGAAAACCGGAGGGTTTATATCTTCAATGAAATTAATTGTTTTCAGGATTTCCATTACTTCCTGCCTCTTCCTGTTTTTCGGGTCGGCTTACAACCCCCGCGCCCACGATTGGCCCGGGTCCCCCCGCCACTATTGTTTTTCTTTGGTGTCCCCTTTGCCATTGTCTTTCACCTTCTTTCTTGCCGGTTCCGCCTGCTGACTCTCCTGAATGCTCTCCGCATCCACGGTCATTGGCAATTCCGGATATTTCCTCTTTTCAGTCTCATACTGAAGTCTCATCTTTGGATAATTCGCATAACCCAATTTTTTAACCAATTCGGATTTCGGGATCCCCGCTGTATCGCTCAAATCACTGTGCTTTACACCAAAAAGGCTCCGCGCCCTGGATTCCATATCGTTGATTTCAGAAGTCGGGAAATTGATGTCGATAATAGCCTCAGGATGTTTCTTGACTTTTTTGAAAATCGGCTCGGATTCGTCACTTTTCCCTGGCTTGAACGCCACAGCCTCTTCGACATTGAAGAATTCCGGAAATGTAGTCACTTGTGACCGTAAGAAAAAAATGCTCCCCCAGAAATCATACCGGAGGAACCGCTCGAAATAGGCAATCTCATCAGAAGTCCGGTCACTCATAGGTCCCCGGGATTCCTTAACAGACGCAAACGTCCCGGTTGACTGCCCTGTAGTTACACCTGATTCTTCATTTAAGCCTGACGTAACCATGGCCATAATATCTGAATCTGAATCGGAGATATTCGGTAGATTCGGGTTTGACGCCTTCATTTCCATGTTTGGCCCCAGCACCATCGTTCCGCCCGGGGTCTTTTTGGCTGCAATGCCTGTCTTTTGCCGATCTGCATCTGACATTTTCAACCACTGGATCCACGATTTCACGTCCGTGAAGTTCACAATCCACACATAGGCTCCCGCGGATTTCTTGTGGTCCAGTTCATACTTTTTAATGTCCTCGTAATACTGTACCCACTCAAGAACCGTCCGGATGTGGCCAATGTTTCGTCTTGTGATATATCCCTGATCCCATGCCACGATGAAACGGTTGAACCCGCCCATTTTCTTGAAAACTTTCTTTCTGGATCTACTATTTTTCAGCGCGGAGGACGAATAAGCCTGACTTTGCTTTGCATACTCAAGCCATTCGGGGTATCGAGCGATAAAAATGGACGGGATTTGCTCATCTACGCCGTTCTCATCGTCTTTTATGCAGTAAATAAGGGGAGTTGTGGTTTTAGTGGGATGGAATATAATACCGGATTCTTCTTGACTGGATTCAATGGCGGATGGGTCAATAAAATCAACTTCTATGAAACCCGTGGTATGACAGGTGAGACAAAGAAACAACTCCCCTTCAATTTTTCCCCGGCCAACGTACTTCGGCCAGTAATTATAGAGACGATTTCGAGGATCAAGCTCGATTTCCTCGATCACATCCTGTATCTGCTGAATTTCAGAGCTGGTCTCAAAACCAAAACCAGTGAGACGCCCTACAAGACCTTTGGTGGCAGTTGCTACCTGGGGGTTTCGGGTAGCTTTAACAAAGCACTGCTCTTGTAGAACGCTCCTGGTTGTCGCGGAATCATCCTTGTCAGGATAGGCGGAGGATTGTCCGGTGTCAGGATCTCGATAACCCGCTTCGTCCGGATCGTATTGCCACGGGGTGCTCATGGAAAGCTCCCGGGCAACAACTTCGAGATACTTATCTGGAACATCATTTATGGTAAGTTCTGGTTTCTTTGGCATGGGCTCCATAAAAAAAGCCGAATCAGAGAAAGACGAAGGAGGAATTGAACTAAATTCCATCTTTTCTCTAAATTCGGCTTTTGAAAAGCTCTGGGACTATTCGGCGTTCGAGACGCTCAACTACCTATTAAAATCTATTCACACATTTGCAACTCCTGCATTTGACAGAAATTCCCCGCACTAAATATTCCCGCTTTCCCTTGAACAATAAAGCGTTACATTTTCGGCAACGAATCTCAATCTCAGCCATTTAACCTCGTTCTTATATATAAGAAAACCTTATGTAAGATTATCACCTATCACAAAAACTTATGAGTGTCAAGGAAAAAATGCAATTGATTAGTCCATCACAACTTCCCCACGATAAACGATCCCAACATATCGCTCACATCACAAGTCTGCGTACCATACAAATCTGTTCGCATTTTCAATATTAAATCACCGAAGCTCCGTACAATATCTTCCGACTTTGCGCCCTCCAGTTGTGACAACTCCCGAAACTCGCAGTACCCCTTCACCACGTTGTCTTCACCGATTAAGGCTAATCGCATACCGATCTTAGCCATTTGCTGCCCCAGGGCCTCTTGTTTCTGTGGGCTTTTAGCAATGTTTCGTTGGATCTTCGGGTCCGTAAAACTGGTGAATAGACCGATAACATCGAGGTACACGGTTAGTTTCTCGGTTGTGAGTGCGTCAGTTGTTGTCGTTGATTTCGATGTCCATGCTTTTTCATTCATTTGAATTCTCCTTTTAATTTATTTAGAGAGTTAGTCAATGCAGTTAGAAAACTTGCCATTTTCTCCATAACGTAGGATACAAAATCAGCATACCTTGTGGCCCGCTTTAGCTCCTCAAGAGATTCTTTTAAGGTCGGTTGCTTAACACCATCATCATCGATATCACTAAAAAGCCTAACCCCTTGCAATGGCCCATCAATGAAATCAATAAAAAATTCAGTTCTATTTGATATTCCATATACAGCATTACATAAACTCTTATGGGGAGAAATTTCACACTGACATATCGTTTTTTGAAATGTTTTCATCGCTCTCCTTTTCATTTAAAATGATTGTTGTTGATTCACACATTAACATGGCCGCAATTTGTTTTTCGCGGATCTCATTGGCGCATTCATCACAAACGATTTTCATGTCTCCCGCCAAGTTGGTAAGCATGGTAAGCCTACCTATTAGCAGTTTATTTTTACATACTTGGCATTTCGCTATTGTCTCCCCGGGAACAAAATGTGTAACCGTTGTGTTCATCTCGTTTACCATTTCCCTATCCCCCTCGGAATTGCCACTTTAATTCTCCTGGTATGAATTCAACCTCAAATAATAATTTGTCATCACAAAAATACTGTTCCAAATTGAGACCCTGCCTAACACACTTACATCTCTGCTTGATTTCTTCTGGTGTCAGGTCCCCAACAAACTGCTGGAGTAATATCTCAACTTGCAGTGCCTTCATTTGTAATGTTTTTTTCAACCATGTCACGCAATCCATCCTTCTACCATCTCCCCAGCAACCCCCCCGCCTTAAAGAACATCCCAAAACTCTTAGCACCCTTCCGCTCCCGGAAACTGTCCACGCCTAAATTCAACCCAGCGTACACCGCTGACCCCACTGAAAACATGCAATCATCCTGGATTCCGTACTTCTCGGACTTCTCGGGGCTCCCAAACTTACTCTTTGACGCCTCGGGATTATGGTCAAACACACTCGCCTCTTCTTTGAGAATATCATCCTGCTTTTGCCCTCGGACTAAAACAGGCGGGGTCTTAAACCTGCCACTCTTGTACGCCAAATACAATTCCGTGAACATAGTCCTCTGCCTGGCGTACACCGGGTAATAGATTATAGGTAAAATATCATTATCCTCACACCACTGCACTGTATCCACTGCCCCCCAGCGTTCAGTACCGAACACGTCAATTCCGTTATACTCATCTTTTATGGCTGTTAGGATATCCTTTACCACCTCGATCGAATGATCCTCAACGTCTACCAAGTGAAGAAGAAAATATAAATACCGCGGGGCATCCGCATTGTCAGCAGGATACGGATTCGACCGGGAGCCCGCCAATCCCTTCGCTATAGCCGTCACGATTGTCCTGGCCGCTGTCCGGGTCTTCATAGGGTCCGCCCTATCCATCCCCGCCATAATCGCCCAGTCAGTATCGTACATATCTCCGATCTTCTGGAGGTCCTCCACAGACGCCATTGCAGAATTCCCAAAAGCATCAGACAGAGTGTAAATATCGCTCACTGGCCATAACCGCTGATCCCACTCTCCAAATCGATCCTTGTGCTGTTCAAACAACATCGGTGTAATCGTTTTCCCTTCATCTATCTCGTCATCCCCGGTTTTGCTGATAATCTTCTGCTCCTGCTCGATAAGTTTATTTTTAGCGGTGAGAATATCCATAAGGGCCGGGTGAACATTAAGCTGGTGATCAATCCCAAGGAAGTTGGTCGCCTCGATTATCTCGTCGGTGAACACCCGCTCGGCGCCGGCAGACCAGGAATTCTCGAAATATCGCTCAAATTCACCCATCATGAATCGTTCTTTCTTGGCATTCAGTTGAGCATTTGTCATTTTGGGATGCCAAAAATCAGTAGCCTTTGCGGGCTTGCTAAAGCGATATGAAAAGAAAAGAGTTGGATCCTTACCCTTCCTATAGGTTTGGTAGAGCTTGTAAAGCTGATGCTGCCTGGACGATACGGTACTATCAATAACCCCTAAAGCATTTGGCGTGTTTCGTGTAGACCCATCAATCTGGCTAAAGAAACGAGGTTGCTTCATTTCGAACATTTCGCTGAATGTATATCCGGTTAAATTAGGCTTAAGTCCGCTAAATGATGATACAGTCCGTATGTATGATACTACTTCATCCTTGCTGTCTTTCAGCCTGATTTCCTTGGTCTGAATATTCTTTTTTCCTATCCTCATCACCAGCTTAGGGGAATTGAAAATTAGCTCTGTCATTATATCGTAGTGGGCAAACACGACTTGATCCTTTGAATTAGCTGCCAAAATGATACGCTGCCTCGGGAAACAAAAAAACTTCCAAAGTTGAATTAAACAAGCAAGGGCCGATTTTCCTTCACCTCGCATCCATACCAAAGCTATAAGGGTGTGAATAAACTCACCATTTTTCATCGCAAGAGCTTCTTTGAGAACTTCGCCCTGGGCGTCCCACATTGTTTTATACGAACTCCCATATTCATTCTTGACATCAGGCAATTCGCTAAACGGATACCACATGGCTATCTTGGATCCCTCGGGAAAGACAGGCATTCTAATAAAATCGTTACACCACGCTATCATCCCTTCCCCGCCATCACGGTATTTGTCTATCTGCATTTTCATTCTTTATTCATCCGCCTTACCATCCTGAAAGAACGATTTCCCGAACTCATGTCCACAGCCACGGCAAATATGGGTTTCGATCTTAACTAACTGATCTTTTCCGGTCGGATTCTTTGGTGACAACGCCGGGAAGGTCCTGAGCCTGTAAGCCATATCGAATAATTCCCCACCACATGGCTTGCACTTTATCTCTATGGTATCCTTTTCGGTAAGCTGAACTTGTGGTTGTCCTCTGCCCTGCATGATTGCCTCCTTTCTGCGCTGTTCAAATGTTCCACGATTTTTGGCTTCTCCCATTTTATTCTTTCCCCCTTTCGGGCCACTCAAATGAATTAACCCATTCAATTAGTTCTTTTTTAGATTTAAAAACCCTGCATCTCTTTTGAATTAGACTTCCGACCCTCGTGAAAAGTCCTATCAGGAACAATGTCCCAGTTAAAAACGTCCACCAGGTGCTACCTTGACTGAGCCAAATACAAAAAATTAAAAAAGAAAAAGTTACCACATCCTTAAAGATACTTTCTAAGACGGATTCTGTTCTATCAATAATTCTAACCTCTTTTTCTCCCATTATTTTCCCCCTCGTTTGTCTAAATAAAACTTCTCCAGCACTCCCACGATAAACTCGTTCAGCGACACGTTCCGCCCTTCCTTAATCGTCTGTTTGGCCGCCTGAATTCTCAGCCAGTTCAATAAATCCTCCGGCATTCTCACGGTCCACGGTTTACGTTTATCAGTCATTTGTATCCCCAATTTCATAGACACGAATTGAGTTTCTAAAATATAACTTTCTCCCGCATTCACACTGCCACGGCATCTCTCTGTATATATTCAAAATACAATCCCATGGATCAAATCTTTTCCCACAAACACATTTTACCAGGGGAAGGCATTCTCCATCGGCCTCTCGGAAATCAACCTTATCCGTAACATCTTTGTCAGTCATGAAAATCCTCTATGTACGTTGCTTTCTGTGCAATGTGATATGCCCACTGTTTATACAATTTACAGCGATTGAGGGCTTCATGTTGTGATTTCATAGGGTAATCAGTATTACTATTCGAATAAAGCCCATATCCACTTGGATGTTTACCAATAGTTTTCCATCTCAGGCCAGTTTTCACTTGGCCAAAGTAACCGATATTCTCTAAATACTTAATCCTTAATTTCATCCGGATCACCTCCAGGTTCCCCCCTCGATGTTGTGGTATCTAACAAACACCATTAATCTCCATTAACACCACCATACACCCTGTAACCACTGTTGTCAAATAAAAAATGGCCCCCAGCCACTTTTTTTTGCTCGCGCAGCGGCGCCAGCAATTCCCCCCAAACCCCCCACCCATTGAGGGAAAAAGGCAGATCACCGCCACCGCCCCGGAATCAGCCGCCGCAGGCCAGGCCAGCCGCCAGGCTATTTTGATATCTCATCATAATATTTCGGATCACCTTTTTCCATCAATTCATCAATATCCGGTCCCCCACCCACGCCCTTCACACTCCCAAACTTTTTCTTCCATTTCGCCTCAATCCCGATCTCTTTCATCTCCTTCGCAATATCTCGAATCACCGCCCGGATCTCACTGAAAATCGGGTGAATCTTTAAGCTCCCCTTCTTGTCCGACACGATCATATTCTCCACCGCATGAGCGATCTTCTTCATCTTCACCAACTGCTGGTAAAGCGGCATCAAATGCAGGCCTACCCGCTGAAGCTCGAAATCGCTCAGGTACTCCGCGATCCCTTTGCTCGGGTCCGGATTCACTAAATTCCGGTAAATCGTGTTCATGTACGTCATCTCGAGACTGCACCGCCCTTTTTTCTCATACGGGCATTCGTCATAAACCACACACGTCTCGTTACACGCGGACGCCGGGTCCCACCGTAACAGTGCCTTCCCGTCAACATCTCCCATTTTCGGGTATAATCGATTCATTTTGTTCGGGTTCACTGCGTGGCCTCCTGTCACTATTTATTTTCATTACTAAAATTAAAACATTAACCCTTAAAAAACACTTATATATATAGGTAATAAAATATTTCGATCATATACGCTAATAGATATTTACCCTTAAGTATATGAAATATAGCATACTGATGAATCCCTCAAAATTTGATCTATAAATTGCGGAATACCTCAAAATTATGGGTTAAAATTGAGCATTCCCTAAAAAGATATAAGTTGTTCTCAAATATGTCAAGGAAAAAGGACGTGATCTCGATTTGCTGGGAAAAATATCGAGACGAGTTACCGGCACACCGTGGAAGAGGGGCGGGTGTTAAGATAGATAGAGGGGTGGGTATGGCATAAGTAATTGTAATCATTACACAATACCCAAACCTATACTTTATAGGGTATTAAGATTAGGTGGTGGTTGGCTTGATTATAACTTGATACACAAGTGTATCATGAGACACAAGTGTCTCACGTTGATATAATATGGCCACACACCAATTAGTGTGTTGTAATCGTGTGTTGTAATCGTGTGTCTTATTAGTGGTACATGGTATACTATGATAGTCAAGGGTTGACAGGCTCCAGGCTCCAGGTTGATAGGTGTCAAGGGTTGATAGTCAAGGTAATATAGTCTCTCCTCTCTCCTCTCCGTGTCCAGGGGTGTTTGTCTCTCCTCTCTTTCCGTGTCTCCTCTCCTCTCCATAAAACAAAAGGACTCAAGTCTTTTGACAAGAGTCCTCTAATTAGATGGTTACAAGGGTTACATGGATTAAACTATTGACTCTCCTCTCTTTCTCAAGATTACCGTCCGTCCGGACTCCGTCCGAGTCTTTCGAGTCCGTGTCTTTCCGTCCGTCTTGACTCTCTTGACTCTCGGAGTCTTGACTTTCTCCGTCTCCGTGTCCTCTCCGTCTTTCTCCTCTTTCGCTTTCTTTTGTGCCATAATAGCGAGATATTGCCTTTGTCTCTTGAGTCCGTCCGTCTTTCCGAGAGGGGCTGTCTCAATAGTCTCTG